AACTACTTGCTGATAACTAGGAATATAGTTTCTCACCAAACTCAACATCTGCATCACAACATGTTCTGCTACAGAGTTTGAATTGCTATAGGTAATTTCTGCTACGGTTATACCTCTTTCCATGGAAGCCTGTAAATCCACATGGTCACTACCAATACCTGCACAAAGTGCTAATTTTAGTTTGGGAGCTCGAGCAATTCTCTCTGCTGTCAAATAAGCAGGCCAGAAAGGTTGACTAATCACGATTTCAGCATCATGTAGGTGTTGTTCAAATTCTGAATTTTCACCATCTTTGTCCGAAGTCACCACAAACTCATGCCCAAGACTTTCTAAATATTTTCTCAAACCAAGTTCGCCGGTAACACTACCCAATAAATGTCCTCTTGTAAAATCAATTGCATGGGGCGATGGTGCGGTTTGACCATCCGGATATTTTGAGATTTCTGGAATATCATCTCTCGCATAACTGGTAGGATATCCATCAATTGGATCATCATACAATACACATAAAACTTTTGACATGTTAGTTCCCTTAAATTATACTACAATACAATCAGGTTGGGCTGTCAAGGATTCGTGCTTCTGACGATAATCTTTTATAGCCGCTTTGATAGAGTCTTCCGCAAGGATACTACAATGGATTTTAACCGGAGGAAGGGCGAGTTCTGTCGCAATCTCGCTATTCGTAATAATCTCTGCCTCGTCAAGGGTACGACCCTTGAGCCACTCAGTGACCAACGAACTTGACGCAATGGCTGACCCGCAGCCATATGTTTTAAACTTTGCGTCTGTGATGATGTCATTTTCCACTTTTATTTGAAGCAGCATGACGTCGCCGCAGGCCGGAGCACCAACCAGTCCAGTACCCACCGCGGGATCATTTTTATCTAGTCGGCCAACGTTGCGTGGATTTTCGTAATGATCTACCAGTTGATCGGAATAAGCCATTTTGTTTCTCCTTTAAGCTATTGAATTATATATTATTGATACAACAATGTCAACCGGTTTGAGTGCATTGTGATTGATGCTGATTGAGTTGATTATTTCAAGGCACGTTTGGCCATTTTGTCAACAACGCTTTGAGCTTGATCGGGATTCATTGGTTCTTGACCTGCAGTTTCATCTTCGGCGCCGCGGAACACAACTTTACCATTGCGATCATCACCGTTGACACTGGCAATGATGTTGCTGAGTGGTGGTCGCTGTGACAGTGTTTTGAGTTGACCAACAGTGAGTGGCATACCCATTTGTTGAGCTAATTTTAAAAACCCAGCAACAGAAAAACTCTTGTTGATGTTTTCGTCTTGGGCACGGCTAAGGAGAAACTGGCTTAGTGCAGCCAGTTTTCCATTTGACATACCTTCAACTTCATTGATGCGCATTATCTACGCTTTCTGCCAAGCCCTGCGCCGGCAGCTGGTTCTTCAATGTCGGCATCAATATCAACGTCTACATCACCTTCTGGAGGGGGCATCTCACCGCCTATGTCACCACCCAACTCATCGCCGGCACCTGGAGGTGGTAATTCACCATCTACACCGGGCATTGCTGGGATGCCGCCGCCTTGGGCTTGTCCAGTGACAACTGCAAGAGCTTGCTCAAGTTGAGTCTTGGCACCTTGTAGGCTTTGGATCATTGTTTGTAGTGCAGTATTGGCATCAGTGTTGAACTGATCAGCCTGTGCGGTTCCCACTTGATTGCGAATTGAGTCAACCAGTGCAGGCAGTTCTTTGAACTGCATTTCACTGACATCTTCCAACATGCCTTGCACTGAGTCAACCATGTCTTGTGCAGCCAGCACCACTTGTGCTTGTTGTACTTCGCTTTCGCGCAGTTGCTGGGTGCGACGTGCAATTTCAAGATCTTGCAGGCGTTGTGTGAGTCCTTGTTCCATGATCACCAGACTCAAGTAGGCTTGATTGCGCTCACTGACATGGAATGCCGGGGTTGAGCGATGCTCGTCAACAAGACCCGTGACACGAGTCAGCATTTGACGAGTTTGACCACGTGTGAGTTTATCAAATTTAATCTTGTTACCAAAGTAACTTTCGAATACTTTAGCGATTTGTTTTGAAGGACGCTGTGCGGCCAGTTCGTTCAGTTTCATTTGAGAATCCTTTAAGATGCAAATATTTAGCCGATTTTATACATTTTTCCAATTCGGCTTTGATCCATTTCTGTCGTGTTTGTCGGTGCTGTAACTTAACTGCAGCCAGATCACGCATTTCCGTGCTAGCGGCACGATCTTTTACAGCAGTCCTGCAATTGATACCATTTTCAGTCGTTTGTAGGCGGCTGTCTAATTCTTTAATTCTACGAGCTAAATTCAATAGATTGTGATTGTCTGCAATACAGTAACTGATAGCATGTTTGGTGTTGCAAAATATGCCCACGTCGCGGTCTTGGTATGCCACTTTGACAGTGCCATCATTATTGATGATTTGATACTTTCCAAATGCTGTGTATGTATCACCGACTTTGAGTATGAGATTTGGTTCTAGCTGTTCTAGTTCTTGTTGTGCCAAACGAAATAAGCGTTGGTCAGGTTTCATTTAATGACAAAGTTGACCACAAGGTACCCAACAACGCTACCAAGCACAGCAATGATTCCAATGCCCCAATTGATAATTTGAGTATTGCGCTGATTCACAACTTTTTGCATCATATCCTTGACTGTACCAACGTCAATTTTGACTGAGCCAAGCACAGCGTCCAAAGTCTCTAGTTTTTCTTCAAGAAATCTATAACGTTCAGCGCAGAGCTCTACGTGTGCTTCCAAGCTCTTTTTTTCAATGTCGGTAGTATCAACCATTTTAAACTCCAAGATCATTTATTTATTCAATTTCTTGAAACCAAATATTGACTTTGGGATCTTGAGTATGTAACATAGGGTCTACCCCTGATTCTTCATCCAACCCCACAATCATGGGCACTGAATCACAATCCAGATACAACACTGCTAGACCGTCTGAAAACACATCATCGCGGTCGGATACGATTGTAAAGCTCCAGACATCGCGTTGCTTCACTGGCAGTGATATGTCAACCAACTGTGTGCGCAGACTCAACAGTTGCACCAGAGTCTCGTAATTGCGCTGTTGATTGCGAGATCTTGCCCAGGAGTCTTGATCTATGATTGCAGCCTGATTGTCGTCTTTGTAAGGCACTCGATTACTTTTGTAATGCCCGGTGGTACCTGTGGCAGTGCAATCAAAACTAGTCTTTACTTGAATTTTCATTCTTGATCAATTGATAAGTCATTTTTACTTGTGCAAGTAAATCAGCCAAGGCCACATTTGTGCGAGCTGTGTCGCGTATTTTTTCCCACACACGCTCCTCGGCTCTGAGATCTAACATTCGTTGTGTTTCGCCATCCATGTTATGTAGCCAACGATCAGGTGATCCTGACTCTCTGGCATACACAGTTTTGCCCCCGTCGGGACTTTCATATATTAGTTTAGTTTCCATTTATAAATTGACAGTTAAATGCAACAACTATTCTTTCTGTATCACCGGTATAGGGCATGGCTGCATGCAAAATCCAACTGGGAAATACAATTAATTCTCCATCTGTGGGCTGCATATCAAAACTAGATCTTTGACTGCACCACTGTGTTCCAATATCTGCATATCCAGGAATTAATGGACTGTAAAAACGATTACAGCCATTTTTTGCTGTGACGTCGCTTTCTCCGGCTCGTATATAAAAGATGCCACTCCAACTGGAATTGGGATGCATGTGCATGTCATGATAGCCGCCCGATTGTGTGATATGGCACCAGGATTCATGTACATTGATTCCTATCCTGGCACCTTGCGGCCACTGCTGTAAGTTAGCATCAGTGGCAGCTTCAAACACTGCAGAACGACACCACTCTAACAGGGCTTGCACTGATTTGTCACTGGATGTAAAGAAATCAAAATTACTCTCATAAAGACCTTGTTTGATGTTTGATGCTACGTTGCTGACAGAATTGTTTCTCTGTAAGTTATAACATGTATCAATCAGTGTGTGTTGATGATCGGCAAAGTTGTCCCAGTTAAATTGGTACATGGGAACAGACCATGAGGGAATGATTTTCATGCTGGTATTTACAGCAAAGAAAAAGCCCGGCAATCAAAGCCGGGCTCAGTGCTGCAACCAGATTTATTACGAAAGTGCTAGTTTGAAACCAACACCAGTTGTCTGTGAACCTGACACGTTGACACCACGCACTGCTCCTGCGCTGTTGGTGATCTGGACATTGCCCAGAGCTGTGATAGAAGTATCAAGAGTTGCGGTAGTCCAAGCACCAGTTGGGTACAGACCATAACTGATTTGACCACTTGATGCATTCTGCACTTGATAGAAAGCAATGGTAGCGTTGGTCTGAACAGTTTGGTTGATGGTTTGAACCACACCAGGATCAGTTACGTTACCCATTTCGTTGCGCAAATCAATTGCTTGATTTGAACCATTTTCTACTACCAATGCAAAGAAGTCCAGCTTAGGACCTTGCATTTGAACCAATGCGTTTGCGCCAACAGTAGCGAGGTTACCTGACTGAGCACCATTGCTGATATCAAGTGCAAATACCGGATCTGCATCACCATTTGGACGGAATAAAATTGCCATGTTAAATCTCCTATTAAAGTGGGCGTGTTTGCCCTACACTTATTTAGCCAGAACGGTAAAAATTTTGCCTTTGATGTTCATCTAGGATTGTTTCTGGCTAGATTTGACGCAGCAAATCCTCCGGGCATACGACTCACTGCCTTGGCATAGCCTGCAGGTGTGGCCATGACCCAACCTTCTTGTCCGGGATGCTGTAGATCCAATTGCTGCAAGATATCCATCTTGAGATCATGCAGCAAGATCCATAGAGTAAATGCTGCGCTCATGCCAGTTTGATTTGATGTGGGACTCTGCAGATATTCAACGATGTTGTTGTATTTGCTGGGAGTCACTGACGTCTGCAACCATTCCATAAAACCCGGAAGTAAGTTATCAAATCCTTGTCCGGCACGTACTCGTGTGTTGATGTAGTCCACACAGAGCTTGGCCAAGTCAGTGATCTTTTGTGCTCGCAATTCCACGGGATTGAACAGTGTGTTGATAGCTGCACCATGTTGCGCAAGTACCTGTTTGATCTGTTTGATCAAGTCGGACTTGGGCTGCATTGACTTTGCCGAGATAGGTGGAATCAACAACAGTCCTGGTACTGGTTTAAACTTAACGCCACTAAGTGGTTGCTTGGCAGATCCTTGATCAGCGTACATGGTGTGCATGGCAATACCAATGTTGCTCTTGGCAATCTGTTGACCAAGATCACTGTTCAATGGAATACGATACTCTACTTCGTTGGGCTGAAACACTGCGTTGCCGGCTTGGTCAGTCCACTCTTGCTGGGGATAGAACAACAAGTCACCTTTGACATAGCCACGTTGTGTCTTGGGAAATGCTGCTTCCAGGGCAGGCCATAGTGTGGTATAGATAGGTGCCAGTGTTTCCACGCGGTTGGCTTGATTGCCTTTTGCGGCAGCAGCATCATCCCTACGTTGCATGTCTTTGACAATGGACCGGGGACTGGTAAACATTCCATCATAGGTCTTGGCATCAAACCCTGAGCCATCTGTGAGCACAAACTCACCGGTGTCAGGCTTGCGTCCAAATACCACAGCAGGTTTTCCATCCCACTTGGCAGTGGTAGTGCCAACTGTGTCTTTGGCTGCGGCTGCAATGATCTGTAGAGCTTCTTGTGCACCAGCAGTGCCTTTTCTAAACACAAGATCTTCAATGTGTTCAATGCCCTTGGCACGACCACCCACTGAGTCAGTTTCGCGCACTTGACGATCTTCTATCAAGGCATACATGCCCTGTTTAACAATACGATCACGTAGACGTGCCAGGAAGTTTACTTCATCTTCTTGCACTGTGGTGGGAGGTAGATATCCATCCTTGGCCAGCACGGCTTCAAAGTCTGCGACCTTGGCAGCACGATCCCGGTCTTTGGTCAAGGCTGTGTAAATGCTTTCAACGTTCTTGAGATTCTCTCTAGTGGCCTTGGCCCCCAACAACATACGTGCTGCTTCATCAGCATCCTGGGTCAACTGTTCGTTGCTGGCACGACTGATCACTCCATTACTGCCAATCTTTAAGCCCAGTGGCTTGGCCACTGAACTCATCAAGATGTTTCTGTACATGCCTTTGTAGGAAGAATCTTCACCACCGGCATAAAAGAATGTGCCCCAATCTAAGTTGGGAAAGAACATAAAGTCTGTTTGTACAAAGCCCAGGTCCGGGCGCCCGGTGATGGGAGTACGCAGATGCACTTCACCACCTTTTTTCACCCACTCCTTGGGATCTAGTTTGTGACTCTGTGCCCAGGCAGTGAGTTTAGCAGCCAGCTGTTCTTTGCTGATTTCATTCAAGTCCACAGCCAAATCCAAATCACCAGAGTCAGGCTTTCTTCCTGTACTGCCCAACCAACGCTCGCGTGGAAATTCCAAGCCAGTGACTTGTTCTATCCACTGCACAGTTGTGGGGATATCAGCTTGCTTGATGCGTCCGGTAAGTGGATTACCGTCGGCGTCCTTGAATACGTTTCCACCTTCTAATAATTTCATATCAACAGTCCTAATCCTGACAACAACGCATTCACAGCTTGATTGCTGGTGGCCGGTACTTTTGTGGTTTGCCCTTGCGGCCAATAACCTTGTAATGCCTGAATTCCTGGTCCCATGGCCTGTAAATGGGCCTGCGCTGCTGGTGTCAGCTGAGTTGCCTGTTGTGATTGTATTGGTGCAATACCACGTCGTGGTTGTCCTGCTGTGGGAGTTTTATTTTGTGCATCTCTTATGGCCGTCATCAATATTGGCCAGTCAGTAGTTAATTGGTCCCATTTTTTCATATCAGCCGGAGTTGATAGAGATCCAAGGCCACTGGTTTTATAAGCAATTTTTCTTATTTGATTATCAACGTTTGGATCCGAAATCTGTTGCCCTCGTAAAATTCGATTTTGTACATAGTTACGCAACATGGCTTCAATATCTGTTCTGTTCCAATTTTGTGTGTTGTACTTGAAGTTGGCCAGTTGAGCCATAACACCTTTGCGCCAGGCTTGATCGGCTTGAGTAGCCGCTTGTGCCACAATATTACCTGTGAGCTGGGTGGCAACGTTTTGTTCTTGCCCCACTGCCGCACCAGGGGTACTCCCGGTTATGGCTTGTTTGGCCATGCTGCCCAGGGCTCCGGGTATTGCACCCAGATTGATTTCATCAAGTTTCTGGGGCTTGAGCCGTGTTATTTCATGAATCTCCATCGGTTTTCCTAACTGTGCGAGTGAATTTATTGGGGTCACGAAACTTGATGGCATTTAAGAACTTGCGCTGTAGATTCTCAGCCTGCTCGGGTTCAAAGTTTTCTTCAATTTGTTCCATGAGACGTATAGCCGATGTAATGATATTGTCAGCACGATTTTCCAGCACATGTCGGCGATCACGATCGACATACATGGAGTTTAATTCTTCTAATATGCTGCGTGTCTTTTTCTGCATCTAAGTATGACCTTTTGAACTATTTATTGTAGAATCACAGCAGCAGTAGAGATAGATTTTTAGGACGCTTTAATTTTGCTCAGCAATTGCTTGAGTTTTGCACTCTGCACATCGGCGTCAATACGCGGGGCATCCACACGAGGCTGGGCCCGAATCATTGGAGGAGGGGTGGATTCATTGCTGTCTGACACTGTAGTACGGGCTTTGATTGAATCCATGATTGCGCTGGGTTTGCGGAAGGCGTTGGCTGCAGCATCATCAATCCCAGGATCGGTGATACGCATTGTTTCAATGTTGTAATCTAAATCAATCTTTTGTCCCACGCCTGTACTACTACGTGACTTCATACATTGTATCTGATACTTGCCACGCTCTTTCATTGCACGACTAGTAAAGATACCAAACACATTATCTGCTGTGTTGATCTTTGAAATACCACCGCTGATATGCGAATGATCAAATTCAATTTCTTCCACTGCCGAGCGATTCAACTGTGACGCTGTGACCATTAGTATGCCCAGCTCTTTGGCCAGGTTACGCAATTCTTCACTCACGTACTTGTCCTTGACAAACAAGTCATTGGGGCTGACTTTGGCACTCACCGGCATCAACAAGTCCAAATAATCAATCATCATAAAGTCCACACGTATGCCTGTCTGGATCTGAACTTCTTTGAGATAACTGCGTATGTCATTGACATTGCTCTGTGCCGGCATTCCTTTGACTCGATACTGTCCGGATTTTTTAGCCACCAGTTTGATCTTGAGTGTTGTAGTGTCAACATCTCGACGTATGTCTTTGGTACTCATGCCAGTCAACATAGCATCAGTTCTCAGTGATGTGAGTTCTTCCGAGAGTTCCAACGTAATATACACACCGCTGAGTCCTTGCTGTATCCAGTTCAGTGCAATGTTCATCATCACCAAACTCTTGCCCGACCCTGATCCACCGGCAAAGATGTTTAGTTCACCCCTACTAAATCCACCATACAACAAGCGATCCATCTGTGGCCATCCTGTGCTTACTTGTCCACCGCTGTTGAAATATCTGTTGATACGACCTGTGGGATCATCAAAATAATCTGTGCCCATGTCCTTGGTCAGACTAATCTGTACTGCATCTTTGATTAGTTTCTCCACGGGATCATAGTCGCCCTTTTCCAACAAGTCCGCGGATTTTAAAATTGCACGTTCAAGTTCTTGACGGCGAGTAAATGCTTCAAACTCTGTCATGAACCATTCAAAGTGTCCCTCGTTGAGATCGCCAATGACCTGGAGTTGGATTCCAGTTGTGGCTGCTATCTGTGCGCGGTCCGGCAGAGTCTTGTGTTGGTCGCTGTGTTCTTTGATAAACTCAGCTGCGGGTCTGATACTGCGATCAAAGTTCTGTGGATTGTAGATGTTCTGGACGCGAACATAGCTCTGTGCATCCTCCAGCATCATTTCCAAAAATAACTTCTGTACATCTATGTTATAATCTTTGATCATCTATTTTTTGTGATATTTTCTTAGCAATGAGTTTGTGAGTAATTTTACCAAATGTCGCTGTATTGTGCTGCAGGCTGCAATCAACGTGATACTTATTGTATATTAAACACTGACAGATATCAACCTGGTGTTCTTCGTTATCCCAGTACACAATGTCATGGCTGAGTGTTTTAAAAATTGGCACTGCACGTTGACAAAAATTGCTGTATTCTTTTTCAATTGCTTCTTGGGTATTGTTGAATTCAACTGTTGCGCCAACTCTTTTTCTATTCAAGTTGTTGAGTTGAAATATAACGTGACGTGGCGTTGCTGTGTCCAATATAGTTTCCAGCAATTCAATTTGTTCTGTGTTGGTGTGGGCATAGCAGCCCCAGGCAAAGTTGTAGACTGGTGTACCGGATTCAGTGGCTACAATTTCTGCAAATGTGTCGCTGATGTCCAAACCTATGCCAAACGCAATTGATCCTCCCAACACAACAATGGCATTGGCGATATCATCAAACTCATGCCGGGATCTATATCCCAGGCTATTAAACCCGTAGTCAACATCAGTTTCATCGTCATAACCAAAGTTTTTTATGGTGTGATTCCGATGTTGATACATGTGGCTAGGTGCTGACAGCATTGATCAGCTCTCCCACAGTTTGAAACCATGTGTTGTCAGTGTTGACATTTACTTTGAATGTTTTCATAACAAAATCCACAGTTATTGCTTCATCAAACAAGTCATAGTGCAAGTCGGCAAATGTTGTGGACAATGATATGTCTGCGCGGTTGGTGTAAAACTCTAGCCAATCAATTAAAATCTTTTCCATTGCTTGCTGTTGTATTGTTTGATGATGTCTGCAAATTGCGATTCTGCAATGGCAGTGATTTTTAGATACTCACACATTCGTGTGTACTCGTTGTAATTGCTTTCTAAAATTTGATCAACCTGTACTGGGTGTGGGGCGATCTGTGATACCTGTGCCAACTCATCAAAACTGTAGACATGATGATTGAGATTTTTAATTATCACAAGTCGTTTGATCCTTTGATCAATTTTATCACTGTTGTAATTGTTGCCCAGTAATCCAGTCACAGATCGACGGTAAAAGTCTTGATCCTCTTGACTGATGACTTTTTCATACGCCCATCGCTCAGGTATGTAATGATTGCTGTGCGTCAGATACAATACCCGTAAATTTTTAATAAAACAAAGATTGCGGGCCACATTGGGATGACATCTGAACAATACCAACTTATCACCTGCCAAGGCCTGTGTTGATCTTTCAGTGAGATATGATTGCCATTTATCTTCACTGACTGCCAAACTGTCTTGATAATCATGTAAATGATTAAACCAACTCTCGCCAAACTCATGTGCAGTGCCATCAGAAAAGTCTGTTTTTGTCACCAATTCGTATTGCAAGACCTCGGTACTCAACGCTGCCAGTGTGTATATCAACGATCCACAATATCCGGCTTTGTATGCAATGGCAACTAGATTATTATTGGGTATGAGCATCGCTATGGCCTTTTAATAAACTGTTTTTTTCTCATTTCAATTTTGATTCGACTGGTTTGTCGGGCTTGCATTATGGTCATCAACGTGGTTAATTTTCCCAGCTGCACCACAGCATCATTGATGTCTTTACACCCGTTGGGCCAATCCGGCATACTCACTGACCAGCCTAGTTCAATAGCTCTATCAACCAGCGCCATCCCTGCTGCGTCTTGATCAGGCACTACAATTACTTCTTTGCCCAGCCGTCGTATGAGGTTAGCCTGCGGATCTGACACGGTGTTGTGCATCACTGCTACACCATCAATACTTAGGGCATCAAAAATACCCTCAACTACAATGACATTTTGCCAACTATCTTGTTGCAGATCTGTTCCAAACACATAGTTCACTGGCATTAAATTGATATACTTGGGTGTGCGATCATCAAGAAAACGTTGCGTATATCCCACCACTGAGTTGTTATAGGTAAACGGTATAATTACGCTGACTCTTGAATCGTCTCTATCACTTTCATCTTGCATCATAAAAGGATAGTTTTGCGGAGCCCGTCGCTGTTGCAAGTATTTCCAATGTTCAGCGTTGTGCCCTGTTATGACATAGCTACCAATTGGCAATTCGCGCTCGGGAAAATTTACATTGGCCAGAGCATCAACGGTGCGTTGTCGATCTTGCAATATACCATTGATGTTGCGATGTCGTAGACTTTCAAGATTGACTCGTTCAATTTCTTCTTCGCCAACACCCAACCATCCCAGCAACTTTCGTGATTTGAAAGATAAGTTTCGGCCAAGTATAAAACTAGCAGTATATCCACAGTTGAAACAGTGGTAACTCCAGCCCTGATCTGATGGCTTGATGCCACCGCGTTGTCGACGGTCTGGGTTATTGCCATTATGCTGACAGCACACAGCATTGAAACTTATCCAACCAGAGGCTGTTTGTTTTCGTCGGGCAGGCAAGTAAGATAAGACATCAATCATTCTTGTATTATAGACGAATCTACTTGATAAATCAAGAGATCTGAATTGTCCAGGCTGCCGTACTTGCTGAAATTGAGTTAACGAAAAGTTACCTGTTCAACCAATCCTGGAATAATTGTTACCTGAGCTGCTATTTGACTTGGTGGCAATGGACTGTACCCATTTCCACCGTTGGTCACCGAGATATTGGTAATGGTTCCACTGTTGTTGATAGTGGCCACTGCAGTGGCACCTGATCCTGCGCCGGATATTATTACCAAAGGTTCGGCTAGATATCCTGATCCTGCATTTTGTAGATTGACAGCAGTGACGGTGCCATTGACCACTGTGGCATTGGCCAACGCTGTTGTAGCTCCATTGACACCCCCGTATTGATTTATTGCCAGGCGTAATAGATTGTGATGCCCAAATGCATTGATAGATACGTTAGATGAATTGGCATAAAAGGATTGACTATCGGTGGCAGTGTACCATGGACTTTCATATGTTTCAGCCCCCTGAATCTTGATATTACCAGTAAATTTGTTGAGTTCAAGAACAAACGTACCGACCCCTCTGCCCCCATTGACATAGCTTGAATAATTTTCAGCAGTTGAGATAGGTGGAGATTGTACTGGTAACGCCCAGTCCGGCATTGATGAATATGGCTGCTGACTTGGGTAGTCTGGTATGCCGTATATGCTGGGAATAGTGACAACTTGGCTGGGCACAAACTGAGGGAATGTTGAATCTAAGATTGTTGCTTGCCCTCGTCCGTCGGCACCTTCGCCCACAAATGCTGTTTGATGCAGATTTCCAGAATAACGTTCAATGCTGTAACTGGCCGGTTGTGCATCAATTAAATCTAGTACATCATTGGGCAACGTGACTTTTACTCGGCCATATACAGCACTTAGTATTTCCATGTCCTGAATCATCAATAGTTCTGTACCAGACTGATCAATGAGCCTAAATTTAAACTCACTGCCAGTTACATTTACAGGCTTTTGATCTTGATTGACAAATTCAAACAGGAGTACATTGTCAACTCCTTTGTTGATGGTAATGGGTTTTGAGTACACTGGTTTCCACCTCGCTGTGAAATAGGCACCACTGGTGTCAATCAATAAAACTGGATAACGCTGTTGATATAAATACGCCGTGGTTGAATACATAGGAATCTCCAATTAATATTTATGGGCAGTGACTTTTTTACAAAATTAGCCGAAAAGTACCCTTTTATCACGTTGTGTGTGTATGCAACCAACGAGTATGTGGGTATCATTCAAAATCGTAACGATACGATTACAACTATCTACGATTTTGGTAGTTTGATTGACACCCTGCAGAAACAAAAATTTCTGGATTTGGCCAATGTTTGGTGGTGGGAGAGCAACCGATCAATTCCCATCAATATATTCCTGCGCGGAGATTGGGATGAGTTTCGACCCAGTTTGCGTACTTTTATCAACAGAGATCTAGAGATTGTGCATGGGCCTGTGTGCAGCTTGAGTGACATTGCCAAGAAGAAGAGCAAAAGAAAATCAATTACCTTGGTCCGCAAGGTTGATTAGATTCATATGCAGTGTGACCAACACTGCATAGCTCACTGCATGTGCTTTTTTGAAGCTGTATCCATCGGCAGCACTGTCCCAAACTGTGGCTGCAATGTCTTGCCAACTTCTCCCAACTAGATGGCGTTTTCCCGGACGTATCAATGATAGAAACATAGACATTCTAGGTATGCTGTCAACAGGCTCGGGCATGCGCTGCAGTAAATCATAATGATTTCCAATATGTACCACACGTTGTACAAATGCAGGATCTTGCAATCTTGCCCAAGGCGGTGTAGTGGCCAACAGTTGATCGTAATGTACCGTGTCACGAATACCTTGATACACAGACATATTCAGCAAATCTAATTTAAAATATCCACGCTGTTCGGCTGCATGATAATCAATTGCAGCACATTGATTGACCGGATCCCAGGGAATGTCAGTGACATACACGCCCGAGTTGTGCCGACGAACTTCGCCTTGAGTGATCTGACGTGCAGCGGTATATTGGATCAACTGCAGAATCTGATTGCGATCTGCAAAGTCAATGTCAATGTCAGGAGTTTTTATTGATGATGTCATAGAGTTCTCGTCCAGCCTGACTTGATATTAACATACAGCGAACTTGATTGTCAATTAAGATTTTTTCAGCAAAATAAGATTTAAATACTTCTGGATGCTGCCAGAGCCATTGAATTGCCGTGGCCTGTTGTACATATCGCTCTTGGTGATCTAATATGCCATCAAATGCTTGATGTTCGGGAGATAACAAGTGCCAGGCAGTTTTAAACCCAATGTCTTGGTATAATTGATGAGTATATGCTCCGCCTACAGGCATTGGAAATTTACGATTTACAAAACATCTTAGAGGTTTCTCAGTCAACGCAATCTGACCATTTTGCCAGGTTGTTTCTGGGTAAACAATTGTTTGATTGTTACGAACAACGTCAATTATTCTGTCCTCAAAAAAAGTTGCACCGTACCTACCATTAACCCCAGCCGGAAGTGGAGGCCATCTCTTTGGAGGTGGCATAGGATTCATTTTGTTGTTGGCATAGGCATGATTAGCCCATTCTCTGAATTTGGTATCTTCGGCAGTTTCGTGAAAATACTGTCCGATAGAGTCAACAATGCCATTGTGAAGATCGTTATGGTGCGGCATGTCCGGAACATACTCTTGAAGCACACCGGTTAAAAACTCTCTCACAGAACGATTTCGACCGTTAACATAAATCATACCAGTCAAGGGTTTATAGATATCATTTAATTCATAGCTCTGGGGGAATACACTTTCAACATAGTAGCGACGATGATGTCCCCAATTTATACTGGTGTTGATTATACGATTTTTGTAGGGATGATCAACTGGTAGAATACTGTTGCAAAGTAATCTAGTATGTGGCACTGTATCTAATATATTGTACAACATCCGATCACCAACTCCAAATGGTTCATCACCGTTGTCAAGTGCAATCAAATCATATTGAGCTAAATTAGATGGGTATTGAATAGCGGACATCCCTAACTCATCATTATTTGGGTCAATTGTGCTGCTTAAAAACAATATATTGTATTTGCCTGGCTCTGGTGAACCAAAGGTAATCGTAGGAGTCTGTTGATACCCAGTGACATATTGCCAATACCCCACAAGATAGTCAAATACTTCTAGACCAAGACAATCCCGTTGCATGGTATCAATACAAATATTCATAACTTAGCTTCCTTTAAAATATGCCTGCACCATTCTACATCAGCAGGGTAGTCGTGGAAGCGATGATTCCAATGATCAGGATCAATCCAATTAATAACCATACCCAGGTGTTCTGGACCAAGGCTATCAAGCCATTCAATACCACTATCACAATTGTAAACAATCCAAGGACTAACACGACCGGTGCTAATGTGATGGCAAATACGATTAGCATTGCCATAGCGAAAATAATCATTATAACTAGCGAGCCCACTATTTCCATCAGCATAGTCTTGCATCTCCCGTAATGCACGTTCCAGTGCGTCTTGTGGCGCTTCACGTTTGACATATTCCAGCAACCACTCTTCGTAAAAGCTATCCCGGTGCCATTGATCTAACTTCTTGTTGTTCTTTAGGAGCCATGCAGTAAAACTGTTGCTATTGATAACGCGAATAGCAACCAAATGTCTACCGTAACGAACGAAAGCCCGATAATAAGGACTGTTAACAAAATCTGCATATGATTTCAGCCTGGCGCTGCCCTGTGTGGTTTCATAAAATTGTAAGTATGCTCTAAGACCAAACTGCACACCTGTTTCTGTTTCTTGTTGCCAACGTTGTTTTTGCTCACAGAGATGCACAGCAAGAGTTGATTCTCGACGGAAACTCTTTTGACAATACTGGCATTGATGTGTTACTTCATTTGTCATTGCCCAGCTCTCGCTGATACACATCAAGATCTTTCTGTGTGATCAATGCACTCAGCACGTCGGCGTCACTGAGTTTCATGTTGGGAAACAAGTTCAACAATTGTTTTTTCTTGCTGCCAGTTGCTGCGGACCCTTCTTTTTTCTTGGGGGCGACCCATTGATGTCTCTGCGATCCCAGTCCTGGACTCACTGCAGTGGCGCATAACCATTGCAATTTAGGATGTCGGTTTATGGCAAAGAAGTGGCGATTGAGTCTTTCGTTTGTGGCTATCAAGTAAAACTCTTGTATCTCACGAGATCCTTGTACTGCGCTGCCCCACCGTAGCATCAGATAATTTGAAAACTTTTTGCGTTCTTCATCTGTGAGTTCATCATAGAAGTCACGATTCTTTGAATCAAATTGCAGCATCTCATTTTGAATTGATAACTTGTCACTCAAATTGGCACCTCTAGTATTAGTTTATTCCATGTACGATAATAACGCTCAATGAAATCAATGTCAATCGCTTCAAGTTCAAACAACTCATAATAGCGTTGTATCACAGGTTTGGTCAGCGACCAATCAAGATACATGTCACCATCAAGCCAAATTGGAGCATTTTTATAGGCACTCAAAACTGCATTCAACTGTTGGCGTTGAGATTTTGCCAACAGTTGTACAGCAACAGGATGCTGAACAAAGCGAAATATTTCTAAATTGAATGTAGTTGATAATTCGTTTTGTATGTGTGCTGGCAAGGAACAAAATTCATCCCAGGTCTCAGGAGCAACATTGGGCCAATCTACACCTCTGACATCGTCCCAGTACATCTGTAATTCTAGTCTAGAATAATTGACTCGACGTTTCTGTAGGAATTTTTCACAATTTTCAAACACAATGATTCGAGCATTGCGCCAAACTTTTAATAGTCCTGCAAGATGTGCCGCGTCATGCACGTCAATAAAAAACTTTAGATTACTGTTGGTTAGTTCACTAACGCCGGCATACCAAGGCCAATATTGTGCAGTAGCAGGATCTTTGGCCACATACAATCCTTCATCAACTCCCAGCAATGTGGTAGATCCCATGTCAAGATCTGACCAGCAACCAGTGACACCTGCAAGTACGTCTTGTATCAACTGTTTTTTATCATCTGATGTTACATTGCCGTTGAGCTGGCGCTGTGTGAGTGGCATGTTTTGTAGGCAAGCATTGTTGGCTACACCCAGGCTGTTGATAAGAAATTTACCCCCGGCTCCCCAGGGATATACCACCAATACAATGTTTGGCGTGTCAAAGTTAATTGCGGGCCTAGGCCATGCGTCTGCAGTTACCATGCTTTTTGATAGTTTACTATTTCGCAGTTACGGCTGATGTCCTTGACAAAGTAAACACATTGTGGCTTTTCGTTGTCTTCGATGGGTACTGCCAGCATTTGCCCATTCTTTAGTTTGGGTGCAAACCAATTGACATCATGATACACATCAATAATTTCTATTTTTGGAAAGCTGGGTCTAAAACTTGTCAATGGGTTGAATTGGAACACACTGAATCCACGATCGTTGATTGATGTCAAGGGCAGCACTTCTAAATCACCAAGATCTGGTTCGCCAATCAACACTTGCCAGTCCACAGGCATTTTAATTTTATAATCACCAATGCGCAACACCAGCGCCGGACTATTGAAACTTTCCAAGAATATCAGGGGAATATAGTGATAGTCCGGGTCCACTGGGTTTGAATTGTCTAAAATTGCAAATCTCAAATCATCTACCTGTTCGGGCAGAGTATTGAGATCATAGGGTTCGTTGTCTAAGGTTAATATTCTCATGTGTATATTATATGATATCATGCCGAAACTTTGCAACCACTTCATGAAGTTCTCGTAGCTGAGTCAATAGTTCTTTCATGTGTTCCAATGGTATCATGTTAGGTCCATCACTGGGTGCTGCATTGGGATTTTCGTGTGTTTCGATAAACACTGCGTCTACTGATCCTGTGGCCATTGCTGCTCGGGCAAGGTAGGGTACCATCCTGCGATCGCCGCCAGAACTAGTACCCAGTCCTCCTGGCTGTTGGACTGAGTGAGTGCAGTCAAACACCACGGGATACCCACTATTGGCCATAATAGGCAAGCTGCGCATGTCAACCACAAGATTATTGTATCCATGTGTTACTCCTCGTTCACATAATAAGATCCGGTCATTCCCGGTACTGGCAATTTTAGCAGCGGCTTGATGGATGTCCATGGGGGCCATGAACTGACCTTTTTTGATGTTCACTGCCAGTTTAGATTCGCCAGCAGCAATCAACAAGTCAGTTTGCCGGGACAAGAAAGCCGGGATCTGTAATACTTCAACTTGGTAATGCCTAGCTGCGGTGGCGTGGTAAGGTGTATGTATATCTGTCAATGTCGGAACATCGATCAATCGTTTGACATCACTGAGAATCTCAAGACCTTTTTCCAATCCAGGCCCACGTGGAGTTGTACCTGATGTACGATTGGCTTTGTCAAAACTGCTTTTATAGACAAAGTTGACACCAAGATCTTGACATATTTCTTTTAACGTGCCGGCAATGGCACAGGCATGATCAAGTGATTCAATCTGACAAGGCCCAGAGATCAGTGTGAGTGGATTACCGACACCTATTTCAAAGTCTCTTATTTTTACTGCCACTCTAATTTCTCCTGTGTGAAAGGATAATGTGCCTCGCGATAAAAGGCTTTGCGCTTGGTAAGATGCCGCTTGGCAAACTTACAGGTGCTGGTAATATCCCAAATTTCTACATGATCTTTGTCTTGGGCTTTGCGTATACCGCGGCCTATGCTCTGGATGACTCGAACAAAGCTCTTGCCAGGCTCAACGAGAACAAGATTAAAAATACGGGGAATATTAATACCAACAGCGGCCACACCATAGGTTGCGACGATAATTTTGTCTGTTGCCTCTGCCACTTGGTCATATTCATCCTGTCGGTCTTTTGCTTTGGTTGCACCTGAAACAAACACAGCACGTTCACCTAGCCGTTGAACCAGTGCCTGCCCAGCTGCTACACGATCTACCAGCACTAGAGTGTTGCCGGTGGCGTTGACTTGTTGAATCAGTTGAGCCATGGCATCTAGCCTACCTGACTCTTCCAACAAGTATTTAAGCTCACTTTGATAATTACTGTAATCTACATGATCAACCAGTTGTACAATGTTGACATGGCACTGTGCCAACACACCACGTTCCTGTAGCTCTGCTGCTGCCAGCCGCGATATCACTGGCCCGAGGCTCACATGCAGAGCTTGAAATTCAAACATTTCCTTGGGCACTGTGCCAGTAAGACCCCAGCGCATGGGTATATGTGCCATGACACCTGTGAGCAGGGTCTTTAATGCATCAGCTTTGGCCATGTGTACTTCATCAACAATCACACATATTACATCTTCTAGGAAATCACCAATGGTGATGTCAGCGTTGGCATTCTGAGTGTTCTTCAACAAGATGTTTAGACTTTGCCAGGTGCATATAGTATGCTGACGTCCAAACTCTTTACGGTCACCAAAGAACACGCCCACGTCTAAGCCCATGTTACAATAGTCGGCTTCGGTCTGGGTGACAAGACTCTTGTTGGGCACAATTACAATACTGCGGCCATGCGCACCCACTGCGTCACTGAGTGCTGCTGTGATCACAGTTTTACCTGCACCTGTTGCCACTTCCTGTATGCTTTGGGGATTCTTCAAAAAGTTGTTGATGATTTCAACTTGGTAATCACGCAACTCCATAGACTGCCCAGCTCGCGTATGACCCTTGGGCCAAACACAATGTTGATAACTGTTGGCAACAACTTCTGTAAAGTTGTAGTTGACGCTGTAGGTTCTTTGATCGTCTAGTTCAATATCATACCGCATTTCTTCTAAAATGGGTATGATGTCAGGCAGTAAGTTTACATAGGTGCTGCCGCCTAATTGAAAATAAGCTACCTTGCCATCCCAGCGTCCTAGCCGCACCGAAGGAAGATATCTAGCACGTGGATCCTCGTATTTGAATTTGTTCACTAGAGTACGTCTTGCCTCTAGGTCAAGTCCTTCAATCTTGATGTTTACTTCGTCCCGTATGTGTATGGTGCATCTTTTCATAGGTATTTGGCCATTTCGGGAAAGGTAGTTTGAAAATTCAAATTGCGATATTGATCGTGTCGTTGAACGAACTGCTGGAACTGTTCAAACAATTTGCTGTCATCGGTGTTTTGTATCAACTTGGCCCATACACGCACATCTTCAATTATACTTGATTGTAATTTATTTACAATGGCCGCTTTGGCCGGTTTGGGCCAAACTGACGGTCTTAGATGCGCTGGTTGATGTAGTTTGCCCATCCAGGGTCTAGGTAATCCAATTTGATTACACCATTGAACAAATTCTTCAATGTAAAAAATATTGTATGCACTCACGGTATGAGCTACACTGAGTTTGATATTTGGCAGTTGTTGTAATTCAATGTATCGTTTGATATTGGCAACCACTGCATCCCAGTTGGCAGGATAACGTTGATATTCAAATTGGTGCTCCGTGCCATCAATACTCAACTGTAAATCCACTTCAGCAAAATAACTCCAACGTTGCAGCCAGGCTGTGTCCGGAAACAATGTAGCATTGGTAGTATAGTGTATTGAGATGTACGGGGCTTGTCCTTGTGCAATATAATGGTCCAACAATGCTTGATGTTGTTTGATACCCGACAACAATGGTTCACCACCGTGCATGTCTATATGTACCAGGTTGGGTGCGATTGTGGTCAGGTTACTGATTACATCTTGTCGTATATCATCAATTGATTCAATTTTGATGTTGTACAAATCATTGTATTCTTTGCTCCATTTGCTTGATTCATATGGACTACAAATAATACATTTTAAATTACAAGTATTTCCCAAGGCCAAACTCACAGTCAACAATGTGTTGCTGTTTAAATCATAGTCATCATAGTACTGTTGCCAACGAGTGTAGTCAAGTTGCCGCTTGCTTTCAATCCCATTCGCTTCCTCTATCTGGCAACGTTCGCATCCTTGTGGCCATTGTCCTTGTTGAAAATCATGTTTGATATTGGCCAGCAAAGTGCTCTGCCGGTATTCATCAATGGTATTTTGCTTGATGTTGTATGATGTGGGGTAATGTGTGTTTTGAAATTTACAGCATGGTAAAATTTCTCCACTGGGCAGTATTTCTAAGTTACTCCAGGGTGCAAAACAAAATGTCATGGCAATACGATCCCAGTCTGTAGATTCAACCAATTTTCATAAAACTCTTTGTTGGCATGTTGTAGAATTGGATTATCTAATGCAGTACCGTCGCATATGGATTCCAATGTCACAATGCTATCTGTGTGTTGAGCAATGAGGTTTGAAAAATCAATCATCATCTGCGCATAGCCCTCTACTGTATCAGCACCGCAGACAGCAGTCATTTCTGCCCATACATGCGGGCGATGTAATTCTTTAAATCGGCCGGCTGCCCACAATGCCACGCCCCAATATTTAACTGCAATACCTGTGAACTTGTGCTGCTTGCGAATATGATAAGCTAGATCATGGCTGGGAATAGATTGATACTTAGAGGATGCCGTCAAGAGGTATTGATCCTTGTCTTCATCACTGGCAAACATGTGTGGCTTCTTGAGCCGTGTTCTGTCAGAGTCAAACGTCACTGTGGTGTTTTTAAACTGTGCAGTGTGAGGATCAATCAACGCTGAGATTAAGTCCCCACAACACCCGCCCATATAAACAACAAAATTTAAACTATCAGCCATGGCTTACCTTGATAAACAAACCAAAACTTTAAATTGCCATTTGTGGTATCAGGCATTTCCAAAGTATCATACTGAGCCTTGTGATTTGGCTGCTTGCGTGGAAACCCAACATCAAACCATGCCAGCGATAATCCACATTCTTGTTCAAGACTCAGTGCCCAATTTATAAAATGCGATGTTAAATTTGTAGTCAGTCTATTGACCACTATCTGCGTGTCTCTGAAACTGTAGAAGAATCTACAACCAGGATTCATTGCTTGGGTATAATGCCCGATATGCTGGGTTAGTCCCTGCACATCAACCCAATGATCTCCGCGATTGTTGACCACAGCAAAGTTATCAGCACGAAACGGTAATTCAACAAGGGCCTGCCGCTGTTCGCAGATATGCGCAGCAGGATAAAATGTTTTGACCACAGGATGCATTTCCACCACTTCAATCTCAGGAAACACATCACGAAGATAGTGCCCGGCACTGGCAAAAAATACTGTGGTGCCAGGCTGGCAGTTCTTCAAAATCTGATAATCGTACGTGTCAACAATGGCTTCAGTGGGATTCTTTCTATTGATTAGCCAATACTGATGCTTGAGACGGCCCAAGCGATAGCGTATGTACTGTGTTCGCCAGTCGGACTTTATTGTGGCTTGGTCAAAGAATTCAATAAGTTTTGTCATTTGTTCCTGATGAAATAATGCCGGTCAGGCACTGCCCAGGTAAAACTCAATCCACGTTCATCGTAATCCAAACTGAGATCAATGACGTCATGGTCTGGCAAACTGCGTTGAAGCCATTGTGTTATGGCCAGGGGATAATGCGCACTCAACGACGGATCGTGATAGCTGTTGTCAACGTTGATGTAGCATCTATTCAAACAAAGATACAGGGCAGAGAACTCTCCCAGCCGATCCTTTATACGCTCAATGATTACCGGGCAGGGGTAGCGACTAAAACGTTGATCAGTTATCACTATCAAGTCGGCATCATCGGACTGTACAATGTCAGTCATGCTGTCAAACAAGTCAGTGTCAGTGACAAACTTCACGCTATGGTATCCGTTTAAACGGATAAAGTCCTCAATTTGTTTTTCTCTGCGTAGTTTGATGGGTTGTTCTTCAAAAAAGTTGCATTGCAATCGGTTGAAGATTCGAGCCCACTTATACATCTGACGCGGTGGTTCAACAACGAGCTTTTTCTTAGCATTGTGAATGTCCATGTTGTAATTATAGCATCAGCTTGTAAAAAAGTCAAAAAAATAGGCATCCTAAGATGCCTATTAAAAGAATTGAACTAGAGCGAATTAGTCCAATTCTAGGGGCCAAAGCCCCGGAGCAATCAACTATTACGCATACAAGTGTTCTCTGCCAGGCTTTGCCAGTTGGGACTGACCTTGCGTAAATCCGCAATCTTCAGTGCCATACGCAAGCTCATTTCACGCAGACGATCTTTGTTATTGTTCATGAACTGCAGAATCTCTTCGCCTTGTTCGATCGTCAAGTCGTAGTCCTGAAACAAGTCACCTTTGCGGAAGATCTGCTTGATGCGTAAGAACTTGTCGCGCATGGTGTTGAGTGTTAGATCCAAGAAGTGACAACGACTCTGCAAGGCTTCCAAGTGATCTTGCAGCTTCTTGCTTCTAAGGTTGTCAAACTTCAAGTTAGTGATGAAGATCACCGAACCTTTGAAATCAAACTGATCTGGTACGCCTTCACGACGTAACATGCTGGAATCCGAGTTCCAATAAATTCTACGCTTCTTGCCCGAATCCAGGGCTGCTTTGAGGATGTTCAGTGCAAGGTCTTCCATAAGGATTGAGTCACAGTCGTCAAACACCAGAACATTCTTGGGATCAGAGTATTTGTACAGAGTGCAATACAATCCAATGGGAGTCATTGCGCCTTTGATGACTTCGTAACGCATTTTCTTGCCTGAGATCTTGTCAAAGATTCCGGCTTTTTCTAACTGGTACTCAACGCCGTAGCTCTTGCCCACACCCGGAGGACCCACAACAATCATTGCACGAATGTCACCACTGATAGTGGCTTTGGTCATGTCGTCAAGAATGTTAAAACGATTCTCAATCCGTTGCATAATTTCTTCGTCAGTTTCTTGAGGGGCTGCGGCTTTGGGCATTTCAATTACTTTGTTTTGCATGGCTTCTCCTGCAACATATTCAATATCGTTAATCCCGTTAACTCTGATACGTACTACATCAAATTTGGGGCCAAATGCATCTGCTGATTTTACTGTAACAAAGCCGCCTTTGCGACCTGTTTGGAAACCCTTGACTAACTCAAAAGTTTGATTTTTAACAACTTGGTTACGATACACGCCGCAGCGGACTAGAATAGTAGACATTGCTTTGCTCCGTTTTATTAGTATGTCAGTATTATAGCAAATTGGGCATTATTGGTCAACCAGCTCGTCATGCCAGGCTTCGATTGCGTGACCGTTGGCGTCAACTGGGACACCTTCAGTGACATGGGAATATGAACCTGCAGCCACAGTGGCATTGGGAATTACTGCGCACCAGCATTGCCAAAAAGCAAATATTTCGTAGTAGCCATGGAAATGACGTGGAGTCATTGTGATATTGCAATGTGGGCATACTGGAGCTGTCATTTACTGTCCTTTTTGATTAATATAACTCTATTATAGCGATATTGGGATTATTGGTCAATAAAAAACCCCGCATCGCAGGGTTAGTTAATAAGATTGCAACTTTATGCAGGTAAAGTTAATACATTCATAACATCAATATTGAATTTCAACACCGAATTCTGTGTGACTTGATAATGCCACTCTCCAATTGACCCAGTAGTTCTGTCAACTGTGACTGTGACATCATTTACTGTTGGATTATATGTGGGATCTTCATTAGTAGACGGGGCCGGTGGTGTCCATACATAGTTTGGGGAATCATACACCAAAGCCGAATCGCCAGGGGACAAGATTAGGGAAACAATCTGACCCACACTTAAATCTCCAACTAATGGAGTAATGACAATGTTTTGAGTTTTGACCATTGTTGTGCGCCAATTCTCGTTGGTGATTGCAAGAGTTTGAGCTTCGTCCAAATCATCAACATTTACATTAAATTGAAACAATTGCCCGTCATTGAATGCGTTGGTCCAGACTGGCCCACTGTAAACTGCTACATCATTGACTACAACTGATATTTCAGCTGCTGATGTGTTGTATCCTCGACCGTTAACTGTAATTGTGCGAATGCTCATTGATATTATCTCCCTCAGTTATTTATCATTGCCAAAAATTTTGAATTATCGGATCAGCGGATAATTCATGTGGTTTGGGACTCCCGTGAAAAATCAGCACCGTAGTCCGAAAATCCACACTGGTTCCTGAATTTGGACTTAGGTATTTTCTTGTGCGGAAGTCCATACCGCCGTCAAAACATTGCCAGCGCCAGCTGGCAGTACTCATTGGGGGGAAATACCGTAAATCACGTTCGGTCAACAGTTCACTGATATAGTCCTGATCACCGTGATGTATGCGAGATAAATGATGGATATCTCTTTTTTGAAATTCCTCCCACATCCAAGTATATCGAACTGTGTCCCACCACATTACGCTGGAGTTTATTCCACTGTGATTTGTTCGCCACAGGCTACGAAAATCCCTAGGTGCCCAGAAATACCTGGTGGACTGTTTGGGTATCCAATCTATATTTTTAACAATCACAGTGTCAAGATCAAAATACAGCAATGGGCCTGCATGATGGTCAGGATTGAATATTTGCATTTTGTACCACCATCCTTTTCGCGGGCCAAAAATGTTGGGCCAATCTACCAGGCTATGCTTTATCATTGTATCAGGGACCGGTCTTGACTCTTCGGTGTAAACATGAAATCTTACACTGTGCGATAGATTTCGTGTGACCATGCTGTGTAGACGTTCCACATACTCCCAACCGTAAGTTGTACCATGTATCACACAGGCAACATCAATCTCCCCGGTTACTGCAGGAGGTAATGATGGTTCTCTGTCCATAGATTTGTTCTGTCGTGCTTGTATTTTAGCTAGGCGGTGTTGTGCCTTGGTTTCGGCTTGAGTGAGTCGGGCAATCTCTATTTGTTTTGCTGCATTTTCTGCGATGCGCCGTTGGCGTTTGGCGTTTTTATCAGCCATGTAATGCCTTTTCTATTCGTGTTACCCACTGTCCTGAAACCAATTCAGGAATTGTGTATTCAGTATGTGCAATTTCAACTAACCACTGCTGCCGATCAATTGTGTATGCATCTTCTAATTTATCTAAAGTTGTTGACACCGGCGACGCTAAACTTGTGGCATCAACTATGGGTCTAGTCCCGGCTATTGCTGCCTGTATTCCTGGTCCAGAGTTATGATTGATCACTGCATGGTATGTCAGCTCCATGTCAAAACTATCATAGGTATTGGGCAATTTTTGTGGCACCTGCACAGCAACACCTGGCCATTTACCAAACACAGGGCTGCGTGGGTGTGGTCTGACCACAATGGCACGATCTGTGTGTTGCCTTACTCTGGCAATCTGATGCTCAATCCAGGCGTCTTGTGTTGACCATTCGGCCATTTGCAAGCTGTGTGCGTGTTGACTGCATATCAGCACTGCTGCTGATGTGGGCACCGTATCCTGTAGTTTGACCTTTAGCTGTGTGGGTCTATCATAATCCAAATTTTCTTGGTGTCCATAATAACCCTGGGCAGTGACATGGTTTACTGCCACTTTCCAAGTGTGCCCGCGATGCAATGCGCCAATATCAACAACAATCACCGGCTTTCCTACACGACGATAATGCTCGTAAATTACCTGGTTGGCTCGCATGCGCCCTGCCCACAACACTGACCAAATCACTGCAGCATCGGCATCCATTGCGCCCGGACGTGCTTCAATACCGTGGCGCAGCGCACCGGCCAGCAAGGCCTGCATGGGTTCCTTGGCGTTTAAAGCACAGCTATTTTGAAACCAGGCTAGAGTACGTACCACTAAATATCCCTGTGAAATATACTATACTTACTACGTTTAATGAAGCAGGTTATAATCAATACGGTCAACGTATGATTGACACTTTTGCTCAAACCTGGCCCGCCACTGTAACGCTGAGAGTTTATGCCGAAGGGTGTAAACATCTAGTCAATCACACTCAACACAATATTGAAGTGTATGATCTTGAAGAGTCATCACCAGGACTGGTTCAATTCAAACAGACCTGGGCTGCAGTGCCCCGAGCCAATGGTGATGTCAGTGGCGATCCTGTGAGGTCAAAACGCAAGGATGCCGGCAAAGGATTCAAATGGAATGCAGTGCGATTCTCGCACAAAGTCTATGCGGTGTTCCATGCTGCTCAAACTGTCACTACGCCCTGGTTAATTTGGATGGATGCCGACACCGTATGTCACAGCGTCATACCTGAAGAATTTTTAGATGCGATGTGCAAAGATCAACATGACCTGTGCTATCTTGGACGTCGTGGAAAGTTCAGTGAATGTGGCCTGTACGCAATGCAATTGCATACCAAAGGCATCAAACGATTCCTACGAGAATTTCAACACATGTACGATGAGGCCGAGCAAGGTATTTTTCTTTTAGATGAATGGCATGATAGTTTTGTGTTTGATGCTGTACGTCTACGCATTGACGGCTTGCGTCAACGTGACTGGGCCGCAGGATTGATCACTGGCGAAGGCCATCCACTGATCAATTCTCTGTGGGGTGCATATCTTGATCATCTCAAAGGCGACAGAAAAAACACCGGCAAAAGTCTACAACGAGATCTAAAGGTCCAGCGCACAGAAAGCTATTGGAGAGATCAGTAGTGAAGAATTGGATCTATCTCAGCAAAAATGGCACAGACGAATACGTTGAATTATTTGCACAGGGTGCAAAAGTCGTACCCACTGTGTTGGAAACCTGGCGTTACGAAGACAGTCCGGCACCGTTGGTAATTCGTGGCATTCTCAAACACAAGATCATGAAGCAGTGTTGGGAAGATGGACGTAGATTTTTGTACATGGATTCAGGATACATAGGCAACCGCCGTAATCCAATTAATCCGCATGGTTTTAAAATTTGGCACCGCTTAGTACCAAACAATTTGCAGCACGATGCGGTCGTGCCAAGACCTGATGATCGCTGGCGACGACTGCAGCATCCTATATTGCCATTAAGGCACCGTGGCAGTAAGATTTTGTTGGCAGTGCCCGATGAAAAGCCTTGCAAGTTTTATGGGGTAGACCTAGACACCTGGACCAGCAACACTGTGAACTTGATCAAACAGTACACAGATCGGCCCATTGAGATTCGTGATCGTAATCCCAATCGTCGTCAACGTTTGGTCAATGACATGGAAACGGCCCTACAAGATGATGTCTGGGCATTGGTGACATTTAACTCAATTGCTGCTACAGAAGCTGTGTTGGCCGGAGTCCCGGCATTTGCGTTGGCTCCATCTAATGCTGCTCGTCCAGTGGCCAACACTGATTTATCACAACTTGAAACGCCCTGGTTTCCCGACGATGCAGAAAGACAACTATGGGCCAATCATCTTGCCTATGGGCAATTTAACAACAAAGAACTTGCTGATGGCACAGCACATCACATTATAAAGGAAACATTTGATGAATGAATTCATGGGCTGGTGGTTTCCCAATGGTGAAACCCACTTCCAAAAGATGCTGAACAAGAGCGTTACCAAAGGAGGGCCTGCACGTTATCAATATCAAGTACGAGATCGTAGCCTGACTTATGTTAAAAATTTTAGAGTTTCCCTAGATATTGGTGCCAACGTTGGACTTTGGAGTCGTGATCTATGTGAACGTTTTGAATCAGTGATTGCGTTTGAACCCGTGGAAATATTTCGTGACTGCTTGACAAAGAATGTCAACAGCACAAAGTTACATGTTGAATCAATTGCCCTAGGCGATCAAGCCACTACTGCTCGCATGAACATCACCATGGACAACATGGGACACACTCACATTGACCCCGACAGTCTGGGCAATGGTGATACTGAGGTACGCAGACTTGATGACTACAACTACAATGACATTGACTACATTAAAATGGACTGCGAGGGATTTGAGTATCGCATAATACAAGGTGCCAAAGAAACCATTCAGAGATGTCGCCCTGTTGTGGTAGTAGAGCAAAAACCTCATGACGCATATAGCAATCAATACGGGCAACATGCTGCTGTTGGATTGCTGCGAGAATGGGGAATGGTACGGCTGGACCAAGTCAAGGATGATTGGATCATGGGATGGTAAATGCTGAAAATTATAAGATTGTATTTTTTAGTGGCAGATTTAAGAACAAACGTGCCAGTCATAGACTCCGCGGCGAGCTCATGGCCAACACATTGGTCAGTATGGGCTACAATGCCACATGTGGACGCAGCCTTGATGGAGTTGATGCCAACACCACAGTGATATTCTTAAAAAATTCTCAACCCACAGATATACTTGAAGCCAAACGGCTTGGAGCACATACCATTTATGATCTCTGCGACAACAAGTTTGATGAAAAAGAAGAATATGCACCTTGCTGTGCTGTTGCCGATGCCATAACGGTCAACAGCGAACAAATGGGCATCAGTGTCAAGGAAGCCACCGGACGTGACAGTACAGTGATTCCAGATCCAGCAGAACGTCCAGTATTAGAACCTTGTTTTGCGCCCGGCAGTGACATAAAATTATTGTGGTTTGGCAGCAGTGCCAGTTTAAAGTTTGTGCCTTGGGTAGAACTTTGGCAGCAACTTGAATCACAAATTAAAAATTATCAGTTCACAATAATCACTGCCAAGGCTGATCGAATAAAAAACAAGATGATAGAGCGTCAGAGGCGTGGGGTATTCTCAGGTGTGAATTTTGATAGGTTACATTTTGTAGAGTGGAACTGGGAGTTGCAAGGGCAACTTCTATCTGCCACAGACATAGTGTTTATTCCGGTGGTACATACTAATTATAGAACTGATACCAAAAGCGCCAATCGTCTCATTGATGGATTGATGAGTGGTAAATTTGTAGTTACAACACCGCTGGCCAGTTATGTAGAATTTGAAGCGTGGACCTGGCAACAGCAAGATCTAATGTTGGGAATTCGCTGGGCCCGAGAGCATCCAGGCAAAACACTGATGAAGATTCAAGCCGGACAACAACATACTATTGAAAATTATAGTCCTCAGGCAATAGCACAACGATGGTTAGGAGTTATACATGGGTAGTCCAAATGATTTAATTTATATCAAGACAGTATGTCCCGAAGTGACCGGTTCGGTATTAGAAGTTGGAGCTAGAGAAAACTCTACTGGGTTTCGAGGATACTTTGCCCCCACCAAAGGTGACGGTCCCAGAGTTGCAGAATATGTTGGCACCGACATTGAGCCCGGACTTGATGTTGACGTTGTTTGCGATTTAACAGCTCCTGAAAATCCGTTGCCAAAAAATCACTTTGATCTTGTGATCTGCTGCAGTGTAATGGAGCATGTACCAAATCCCTGGGTCATGGCTGAAAAAATATCAGAATTAGTAAAGCCTGGTGGCAAATTGTACATTGCAGTTCCGTGGGTTTGGAGATACCATGGATACCCCAAAGACTATTATAGATTTACTCACAGTGCTATAGAGTACCTATATCCAGATTTTACATGGAGCAATTTTGCTTGGTCGAGCACCTCGGCAGATGATATTCAATTTCAAGAAATGGATCAAATTTCTGAACGTAAAATGATAATTTCTGATTTTGATGAGGCTGGACGGAAAGCTAAGAAATATATTAAATATTTGTCTATTAATATGCTTGGAACAAAAAAATGTTAGCCGAAGTAGTAGCAACTTTTAAATCCGCTGGACACCCAGTGCGCTTGCATCTTGGCTGTGGCACTGTAAAACTTCCAGGATGGATCAACGTAGACGGTGAGTATATGCAGCACGATCCTGATGTTGTGATACAAGATATCACCAAGCCATTTGCACTGGCAGACAACACCGTAGATGAAATACTCACTGTACATGTGGTGGAGCATCTCAGCCGACAATATGTGATGCCTATGTTCTGTGAGTTTTATAGAATATGTCGTCCTGGAGGATCTGTTGCCATGGAGTGGCCGGACCTGCTAAAAATGTGCCTGGAGGTTGTAAAACATCCTGATTGTTTTTGGACCACAGACAAACGGCTGACCAAACGCACAGTGTCTGGTATCTACGGTGACTCGGCACGTTATCCTGATCCCACAATGTTACACAAGTGGGGATACAGCGCCGAATCAATGTGTCGTTTGTTTCGAGAAGCTGGGTTTTCTCGTACAGAGATACAACCTAACCAATTTGGTAAAAGTAGCATTGACTCAAGAGTGGTGGTAACGAAATAATGGCAGCACGTATTGTACAACAATTTCACGGCTATAGTGGCAGCAAGATTTTCTTGATGACCAAACACGGCCGGTTATTTGTGCGCAAGCAAGGTAACATTGCTAGGAATCTTGAAAGATACACAGTATTGGCAAAACAAATTCCGTCAGTGCCAATGCCAGAAATATATCATGTGTTTGATGATACCATAGACATGGAATATATTGATGGCCTTGACATGCGCACATACTTGATTGAGCAAGATCCTGAACCACTGCTAGATTTTTTAAAGTTGACTCTAACCAAGTTTACCATGTCTGTGCAGTGGACTGATTACCGTGACATCATGGAACATTGGCTAGATATGATTGACCTTGATGCAATGCCATTCACTGCTGAGGAAATTTTAAACCGTGTGCCCACCAAGCTACCCAAAAGTCACTATCATGGCGACCTAACACTTGAAAACATATTGTGGCATCCCACCAAAGGATTTTATCTAATTGATTCCCAGAGTGGAATATGGAACAGTTATATTTTTGATATCTGCAAACTTCGTCAAGACATTGAATGCGGCTGGTTTCTACGCAACAATCCTGCAGACCTTGATGCAACACTACAGTACCTACAACAAGGATTACTGACCCAATGGCCTGATGCTGACAATCCTGCATTGCTGACCTTGATGTTATTGCGCATTTACCGTTATTGTGATTCCAACAGCGAAGAACAAAAATTTATTGTAGAGGCAATTGAAAATTTATGGAAATAATAGTACCAGCTGCTGGCCTAAGCACTCGCTTTCCGGGCATGCGGCCAAAATACACACTGACTGATCACAACGGATCCATGATGATTGAACGTGCCATTGAACAATATGTCGGTCAACATCGCGTCACAATTGGTGTACTCAAAGAGCATGTAGAGTCGTATCCAGTGCTTAGGTACCTCAAAGAAAAATACAGCGATCGTATCAATCATGTGATATTAGATCAGCCTACAACGGGCCCAGCTCATACAGTTCGTGAAATAATTGCACGAGCTAACATTGATCTTGACAGTGAAATACTGATCAAAGACTGCGATAGCTTTTTTTCTCACAACAACCCACCTGGTAATTATGTGTGTGTCAGCGACATTGCTCATCATGAAATTTTAAAGCGGCTGACCAGTAAGAGTTTTGTACGTATCGATGAGCACAATGTCATCACTGACATTGCGGAAAAACAAATTATTGGCGATTTATTTTGTGTAGGCGGATACAAATTTGCTAGTGCCAAAATATTTGTCAATGCCTATGATGAATTACACTATCGCAATGGCGAAATATTTGTCAGCCATGTCATACAGCACTGCTTGTCACAAGGTAATATGTTTTTTGCTGAGACTGTTGATCAATACGTTGATGTTGGTACTGCCGAAGATTGGCATGCTTATAATGATTTGGCTGTGATCTTTTGTGACATTGACGGTACAGTGGTACATGCACAAACCAGAGAAGAATTTGGTGAGCCACCTGTGCCCTTGGTTAAGAATATCAAATTAATTCAAGACATGGTTGCTCAAGGATCGCAACTGATGTTTACCACTGCACGACCCACAGAACGTTATGATGAAATCTACTCCATGCTTGAAGATCTGGGATTCAGAGATTTTACTTTGATCACTGGATTAAAGAATGTCAAACGCATATTAATTAACGATTACAACACTGCCAACCCTTATCCAAGAGCCATAGCCGTCAACATACCCCGAGACAGCGATACCATGGGAGACTTTTTGTGATAGCAGTGTTCTATACCGGTGATGTGCGACACAATCAAGACATAGCCGTGGCCAATCATAAACTGTTGATTGATTGTCTAAATGGACTAGCACCCGTCAACGTATATAGATTCACCAGAGATGATCCTGACCGTGGTGAATGCCCCTATGATCCTCCATTGGACATTGATGACCCAGATGTTGTGTATCGTCGAGGACAGGGCGGTGCAGTACAGGTCTGGGATTTTATGCGCAGTGTGCAACGTACACAAGAACCCATTGTGATTAGATTGAGAACTGATCTATGGTTCACCGCCTCTAGCATAGCGGTCATGGTCAACGAAGTACAAGCACTCGTCAACAATGAGTACGGCATAGCATACTTTGGTAGTGATTGGGTCAACGACACTATTGGGGAAGAAAATCTAAAATTAGCGGTTGACATCAATTATGACCCACATGTACAAGATTTTGTTGTGGCAGCTCGCAGAGATAGTTTAAAAAGTTTTGAGTCTGTAATGGCAAAAATGGACCAAGTTATTCCCAACAAACGTCGCAGTGGCAATAAAACGTTTAGATATATTGTGCCCAATGCTCAAGTTGGCGAAGACAGATGGGAGCAGACAGTCAAGACTTATAGAATACTGTGCCAAATTTATTTGATACGTCAAGATTATATCAAGTACCCCGACGATATGTTGGTGTGTCGTGACTACATACAAAGTTACATTGTTGATGATAAAATCAAATCCGTGAAGAAAAACTTGATGTTGCCACACCTTATGCAGGATGCCGTGAACTGGTGGCGGCAACAGCAGGGGTCTGACCCCCAAGAAATTTGTAGCAATAACTGGTGGAATTGGCAAAAATTATGATAGGTATATTTTATATAGGCGAAACAAAATTTGCCGACATTGGTCGGGCCAACCATGAAAAATTATGGAGTAGGTTAAGAGAAAATTGGCCTATACAAATTTATGATTACACATGGGACCAGGCTTGGCCAAGAAATTGCCCCAGTGATCTATCAGGTGTTGTCCAGGTCTGGGATTTTTACAAAGCATTGTCACTGATGTCTGAGAAATACATAATTAAAATGCGCACTGATGTTTGGTTAAGCGATGCTGCGGTTGACGTCGTTTTCAAAGAACTGTCAATGATTGTCAATGATGAAAATGATCTTTCATACATTGGCATGGAGTTGCTTACAGACTTTGGGACAACCTATAATCGTATTCCAGCTCAAGGATTTCCCAAAGTACAAGACTTTGTGATATGTGCCAACCGAGCAAAAATACCCCCAACTGACACCCCACTGTGGGAAGGTCAAAACATTAAAAAATTAAAAAGTGGAAATAGAACGTTTAGATTATTGATGTTGCCCGAAACTCGTGCTTATACAGTGCGAACTCACATGCCCCTGATAAGGAACAATTATAAACATCCTGATGAGTGGCAAATTACCTATGACTTTGTATCTCAATATCACAAAAACGATGCAGCAGTAGCTTGGTGGAGTTTAAAGAACCCAAAAAATGCCCAGCGAATATTATAATACGAGTGTTGAACAAGGTAAGAACTACCATCTTCGCGGCAAGGGCTGGGGCGGCAATGACAGCAAAAAGTATCACTTGCATATTGCTGATCTAGTTTCCAAGTACCAGGCTCAGACCATGCTTGATTATGGCTGCGGCCGTGGCGAACAATACACTGTGCCAGTACCATGGCCAACACCTGAGTTCAATGTGTTTACTCCGGAGATGACATTGGATCAACGCATTGGCATTGAATCTTATTTTATGTACGACCCTTGTGTGCCTGGAATTGATCAGCTGCCAGTGGCAGGTTCAAAGTTTGATTGTGTGATATGTACACAGGTGGTGGGCAGCATTCCTGATGATGATATGCCTTGGGTAGTGGAGTTACTGATGAGTTATGCAACTAAATTTTGTTTTGTTGGATTGCTGGATCCTGCAACACCAGTCAAAAGCAAAAAACAAGAATTGTACGACAAGCAATACTTCTCAGTCCAACGTACACAACAATGGTATTGGGATCAGTTCAAAGACTGGCAGGGGTCAGACTTGTATATCTATTTCAAAGGGCCCGAACCTTACCAAGCAGATTGGCATGTGGACAACGCCTATCAGTCTGATT